CTTCTCCGTGTCCCAAAAGTTCCGCTTGGCGTTGAAGCACTCAAAGAAGTACCCTTGGTTGCGCCGCGGGTTGGAAAACGCGAACCAATAGCGGTCTAATATGTTTTCCGTAAAGAAGCCCGCGCCGACCGACCAGATGGCGTCGGGAATACCGCTCGCTTCGTCAAAGATTAGCATCATGCCGTCGTGGTTATGCACCCCGGCGTAGCTGTCGGGGTTCTCCTCCGACCACAGCTTACCCTCCGCTGCCCAGTAGCGCGTCCCTTTCTTCAGGTCGCGCTCGACCAGTTCGCACACCCACTTGGCGGGCATCAGCTTAGTCGCGCTGATTTCCCACCAATGGTTATTGATCGCCATCGCTGCCCACTTGGTCAATTCACCCCATGTCACCGACCGCAACTGCGCTTCCGAGTTGGCCGACACAATGACGGTTGACCCAATGCGTGTTGTCAGCATCCACAAGATCAGCCAACTGACCAACGCCGACTTGCCGATCCCGCGGCCTGAACTAACCGCTTTGCGCAGCGTGTCCATTTGCACTTGACCGCGGTTGCGCTTGATGTGGTTGGCAATGTCGCGCAGCACCTTGCGTTGCCATTTGCGCGGTCCGTGAAACTTGGTTAACGGCGTGTTGGGCTGGCCCCAAGGAAACGTGAACAGGACAAACGCTTCTGGATCATCCGCGATCTGCGGCGACCATAGCTTTGTCATCAATAGCTGTTCTTCGTCCGACTTGTAGATCGGCATTTGAGCCATTAGGAATTTCCTTGAGCGGTTCGTGATCTATAGTTGTGACGCGCGCCGCGGCATCCGTCAAGGCTTGCGTGATGGAGATGCGTTGATACACGTCTACGCTAATTTCTTGCTTGGCTGTCCAGTCGTGCCGGTGCTGCAAGATCGCCAGCGCCGCTTTGGCGTCGCCCTCGGCGGCTGCGGTGTGCATCGTCCGCGCCGCTGCCATCTCGCTGTCAGCGCGTCCTTTCAATTCCGCCATTTCGGCCGCTGGGTCAAGCTGGCACAATTGACGATATTCAGTTGGCAGCATCCCAGCGGCCAGCGCCAGCGAGTCGCCTTTCAATCCAAGGCGCGCGGCGTCGTATATATCTTGAAGGCGTTTTTCAGTCGCCTTCACTTCGCGGGGCGAAAATGGAATAGAATGAAACATGGTTGCAAAGTAGCATGTAACATTTTGTCTTGCAAGTTTCATTTTTAAAAAAAAATTTTTTGTGAGACCTCCCTGACACATAGGGCCGGGCCGAAGGCCCACCCCCACCCTCCTTTTTCAATCCCAAAAAGCACACCCATTCCCACGCATGACATGGCACAAGTCTTGCTAGTAACATGTTACAATCTTGCAAAATAGGATTGTCTCAAGACTGGGAATGTTTTGCTCAATGTGAGTATATAGGCAATCTAAGCAATCGTTTTGCAAGTCGCGCAAGATGCGCGCGCCTTGCGTTTATGTTGCAGTGCAGCATGGCCAGTTAAAAAGCGTTCTTGTTTCGTTCATAGGCAATATAAGCAATATAAGCAATGGAAAAAAATTGGCGCGGACTCACGGATTTTTGCGCCCAATTATTGTTTAGGAATATATACCTATAATTTTAAGATTTTTTAGAGTTTATAAATATATAGCAATATTACCTATCAAATGGCTTTTAGCCTTGCATTTCAAAGGCGTGACAATGGGCAATCGCGCCTGTTTTCATTGCCTAACCGATTGCCTAGATTGCCCATACTATAAGGACACAAAAAAAGTTTATGAAATGCAATAAAAAGTGTTGCATTATATTTTGAGCCGTGTTACATATAATTACCAGCACGAAAATGTTGCAACGCAACAAAGGACAAATCGCCGTGACAAAGCATCAAAACTATTTCCCCACATTAAATGCCGCGCTTGATAGCGAAGGATTGATTGAAGCGTGGAACGCAACCAACGCGCCCATTCAATATAATGAGACGCGCATTTTTACCTATCAAGACGGTTCAAAATATGGGCGGCACGTTTCTATATATCGCGACGAGCGCGGTATGTATGAGCGCCCTGTTCATTATTCTCGTTAATCAACACCAAAACCTAAGGACAAAACACCATGACACAGATTAATATGACAATTTTAAAAGCAGTCGCAATCGCCGCTGGTAAAGAAGCAACCCGCTATTATTTAAACGGCGTTCAAATCGAGATAACAGAGCGCGGGCTAGTGCTAGTCGCAACAGACGGCCATCGCTTAATCGCCGCGCAATGCGAAACAGAACCAACGCAAGCGCCATGCAAGGGTATTGTGCCGTTGGATTTTATTAACAAGATTAAAATCGACAAATCGACCGATTTTGCCGAATTAACCCTAAGCGCGGATGAAGTTCGACTGCAATACGGCACAAACGTCTATATTTCAAAATTGATCGACGGCACCTACCCTGATTGGCGCCGAATTGTGCCAAAAGACGCATCAAACGCGCCCGCTCAATTCAACCCTGTCTATCTTGCTGATTTTGCCAAGGCAATGAAGCAAGCAAACGCAAGCGATAGCAAGTGCCCATTGCCGATCGTAAATCACAATGGCGAAAATGCCGCGCTAGTCGAATTGGGCGACATTGGCGCGGGCAATACTTGGCTAGGTGTCATCATGCCTGTGCGCGATAAAGCAAATCGGGGATTGCCAAGCATTGCTTGGCTGTAATACTATCTATTGCAATCCGGTGGCCATGCGGTGGCCACCCAATGGCAATAGTGCCAACAATGAAAGGACTAAGGACAATGGACAACTATACAACTTATGGCGATAAGGCGAAAGAATTGGCGCAAAGCGTGATCCGCCTCGATAATGACGTAAACGGAAACCCGCGGTATTATATCCCAATTTTTTTATTGCCGCGCATGGATGACAAACGGCGCCGCAATGGCGGCTTGACCAAATATCGCGGCAAGCGCTTTGGTGCCGGGTATGTTTTTCAATCGTATTCGATCGAGCACGATCTTTCGTATATCTTGTTTAAAATCGCGGCATAAGGACAAAACACCATGACAAACGAACAAATTACAGAATTATATGACTTAAACCCCGATCTTACGCTTGCTCAATTATCTAGAATAACAGGAAAAAGCGTTTCAGAACTTAAACAGATTTTAATGGCATAAGGACAAAACACCATGACGCAAGATCAATTAGCAGTGTTTGTTATTTTCGGGCCATTCTTCGCGCTTGCACTTGTTTGCATTGTGTGCCTTGAAATTCAGCGTATAAAAGGACGATAAACCATGAAAAAAGCGTATAAAATTCTCGCCATTGCGCGGCATGTGATAACGCTTGACGCATATAACGAGGAAGACGCAACAGAACTTGCGGCACAGATCCCATTGACAAAATGGGATGACTTTGTGGCGCTTGATTTTGAAATATTGGCAATCAATCCGCTTGACGACTATGACGACGAATCGAGGGACGATTTGCCATGACGCAACCCGCAACAAGCGATTTTAAAAGCAAGCTTGATCATATGATCGCGGTTTATGACAAGGCCGGCTCAATGGCGGAGGAACAAACAAAAACCTTGCGCCAATGCCGCGCGGCATTGCAAACCGTGAACGCTATCAATGAGCGACTAGCAAGCGAGGCTTGGCTATTGCGCGAAGATGCAAAGGGGTTGGCGCAAATCATGCGCGCTGACCCGCGAGATTTGTCCGATCCGTTATGGAAAGACGTGATCTCATTTTTGGAAAGTTTTTAGATATGGCTGCAAGAAAACGATACGCCGAAATCCCGTTGCAAACGCGATGGACGCAACAAGACGTGATTAAAGCGCGCGCAATGGTCGCCAAGGGTATGACGGCACGCGAGATAGGACGCGCGCTTGGGCGAACGCGCAATAGCGTCATAGGTTGGATGCACCGGCAAAGCATAAAGACGGGCGTCCCCAAGCCACAGGCGAAGCCTAAGACGGCCAAAGTGCCGCCAGCACCTAAGGCAGCACCTAAAAAGAAAATAAGGCCACTACAAAGCGCCCGCGTTGCGTCTTTTCACCATTTTACAAAAGATGATCCGCAACGATATGAGCCCTATCAACCATTGGTGTTCGAAGACTTGGCGCCTACCATGCGCCTGATCGACACCATAGGTCACACGCAATGCCGATGGATACCGAACGACCCGCGCTTGGATGAAACGCTTGTTTGTGGCCGCGCGACCGATGGGCGCTCATATTGTCCATTGCACCACGGCATTGTATACCCGCGCCGCGTGGTGAAACCGAAAAGGATTGAAGCATAATGCACCCCGAAGACAAAAAACCGATTTGCTGGCTAACCATGCTTTACAGCGTGTTTTTGCTTGCGCTTTATTTGCTTTTGTCGGGCTGCGGCACGTCTCGTAGCATTGCAATTCGGGAACCAAACGCCTATATTGCAAGCGCAAACGCGCTTGTCCTTCGCGTTTGTTCCTCCCTCGACTTG